ACCGGATGGCCGCGCGATTTTTTGCCCCCCCCTACGTGGCGCGCTGGTGCCCGTCGGATCCTTCCCTCCCTGGTGGTCCCCTATTCATTGGTGCTCTCGTGTACTCTCATTCGGTGCTTCGGGCCAAGCCTGTTAAGTAAACTTTAATTCAAATTAAAGTTTAAGGCTTTTGTTTGGACCAATGGCGTTACGGCTGACGAGTCTAGATATCTGTGCTAAGACTTGGGCCCGAAGTTGCTGACGGCTATAAAATTAAATAAGCGATGACGTCAGTCATCAATTCAGAATGCCTAAGCGGGAAGCCCGTTGGCGCCTGTTGGCGGGAACCTCAAAGGTAAGCCGGTCAGCAAATTACAGCCCTCGTGGTGGGCTTAAATTCAACAAGGCCACAGAATGGGTCAACAGGCCTATGTACAGGAAGCCCAGAGTTTACCGGGCTTATAGATCAGCGGACGTACCCAAAGGGTGTGAGGGGCCTTGTAAGGTGCAGTCCTATGAGCAGAGACACGACATATCTCATGTCGGTAAGGTCATGTGCATCTCTGATGTTACACGTGGCAATGGCATCACTCACCGTGTCGGTAAGCGTTTCTGCGTTAAGTCTGTGTACATATTAGGTAAGATATGGATGGACGAGAACATCAAGTTGAAGAACCACACGAATAGTGTCATGTTCTGGTTGGTCAGAGACCGCAGACCATATGGAACACCAATGGATTTTGGCCAGGTGTTCAACATGTTTGACAACGAGCCTAGTACTGCTACTGTTAAGAACGATCTCCGTGATCGTTATCAGGTTATGCACAAGTTCTATGGTAAGGTGACAGGTGGCCAATATGCCAGCAATGAACAGGCGATAGTCAAGAGGTTCTGGAAGGTCAACAATCATGTGGTCTATAATCATCAGGAAGCTGGCAAGTACGAGAATCATACGGAGAACGCATTACTACTGTACATGGCATGTACTCATGCCTCTAACCCTGTGTATGCAACGCTTAAGATTCGAATCTATTTCTACGATTCGATTTCAAATTAATAAAGTTTAAATTTTATTGAATGACGTTCGAGTACATGGCTTACATATTTTTTGTCCGTTGCGAAATCAACGGCTCTAATTACATTGTTAACAGAAATTACACCTAATCTATCTAAGTACAACATGACTAAGTCACTAAACCTAGTCAAATAAGTCGTTCCAGAAGCTGTCAGACAAGTCGTCCAGACTTGGAAATTGAGGAATGCCTTGTGGAGACCCAATGCTCTCCTGAGGTTGTGGTTGAACCTTATCTGTATGTTGTACACTCGTGTCGACGTGTACATCAGGTCCTCTACGTGGTACATCTTGAAATACAGGGGATTTGTTATCTCCCAGATATAGACGCCATTCTCTGCCTGAAGTGCAGTGATGAACTCCCCGGTGCGTGTATCCATGGCCGGTGCAATTGAGGTGCTGATATATCGAGCACCCGCAGTCGAGATCAACTCGTCGTCGCCTGATCGCCCTCTTCTTCGCAATCCTGTGTCTCTGTTTGATAGAGGGGGGAGTCGAGGAAGATGAATTTAGCATTGTGTAATGTCCAGGCTCTTAAAGATGAGTTTTCCTCTTTGTCGAGGAAATCTTTATAGCTGGCCCCCTCTCCAGGATTGCAAAGCACGATTGAAGGAATTCCGCCTTTAATTTGAACAGGCTTTCCGTACTTACAGTTGGACTGCCAGTCTTTTTGAGCACCTATCAATTCCTTCCAGTGCTTTAACTTTAGATATTGCGGACTGACATCATCGATGATGACGTTATACTCCACTTCGTTGGAGTAAACACGAGAATTGAAGTCCAGGTGTCCACTGAGATAATTATGTAGGCCCAAAGCACGAGCCCACATTGTTTTACCTGTTCGAGAATCACCTTCTATGATAATACTGACAGGCCTACAAGGCCGCGCAGCGGCACTGGTCCCAAAATACTCATCGGCCCATTCTTGCATCTCCTCTGGGACGTTAGTGAAGGAGGAGAGTTGAAACGGAGGGACCCATGGTTCCGAAGCCTTTTTGAAAATCTTGTCCAGGTTACTCGACAGATTATGGTATTGGAACAGGAACTTTTCCGGCAACCTCTCTTTTATGATTTTCATGGCTAACTCTTTCGACGGAGCGTTCAATGCGTCGGCGGCTGCGTCGTTAGCTGTTTGGCAACCTCCTCTAGCACTGCGACCGTCGATCTGGAATTCTCCCCACTCGATGGTGTCCCCGTCTTTCTCGACATAGGACTTGACGTCGGAGCTCGATTTAGCTCCCTGAATGTTTGGATGGAAATGTGCTGACCTGGTAGGGGACACCAGATCGAACTGTCGGATATTTGTGATCTGCACTTTCCCTTCGAGTTGTAAGAGAATATGGAGGTGAGGTTGCCCATCGTCGTGAAGCTCTCTGGCGATTTTGATGAACTTTTTGTTCGATGGGAGAGGGATACTCTGTAATTGGGAAAGTGCTTCTTCTTTTGACAGAGAACACTGTGGATAAGTGAGGAAAATATTTTTGGACTGGAGCCTAAATCGTTTGGGCGGTGGCATTTTTGTAATAAGAGGGGTGTACTCCAATTGAGCTCCTCTTCAAAAACTCATATCAATTGGAGTAAAAGAGTACAATATATAGTAGAAGTTCCTAGGGGGCACGTGGCGGCCATCCGTATAATATT